AATATGTGCAGCAATCTTGTTACACATTTTTGTTACATATGCAAAGTAGCCGCCCCTCCGACCAAGAGTTAGCGGCTACTTTGTAGCAATTACCTCGGGTCAGCCGTCTGCCGACAGCGCCCCTTTGTATAGATATTATACCACAAGCCCCGCCTGTGTCAAGGTGGGGCTTTTTGTTTTGAAATTGAGGTGAATCATTTGGGAAAAGCAAGCGGTATTTTGAGGGTTGCCGCCGCAGAGGTCGGCTATCTGGAGAAAGCGAGCAATGCGGGCCTTGACAGCAAGACCGCAAACGCAGGCTCGAATAACTGGACGAAATACGGCAAGTGGTACGGCCTGAACGGACCGGAAGCCTACTGGTGCCATATGTTTATAAGCTGGTGCGCGGCACAGTCCGGTAATGCCGGAATCATCCCGCGCACGGCAAGCTGCTACAACGGCAAGGATTGGTTCGCGGAGCGCGGGCGCTTCCACCTGCGGGCGGCTTACACGCCGAGAGCGGGCGATGTCGTATATTTCTCCACCCGCCAGTATCCGAACGGAGGCGGGCATGTAGGTATCGTGGAGAAGGTGGAAAACGGCTATGTCTACACCATCGAGGGGAATACCTCGGGCGCGTCCGGCGTGGTAGCGAACGGCGGCGGTGTGGCACGCAAATCCTACCCGCTGGGGTATCCCAGCATATACGGCTACGGCAATCCAAAATATGAACAGGAGGAACCAGATATGACCGAAGCACAGGTAAAGCAGATCATTGAAAAGACGAAAGAAGCGGAGCAGTACAACAGCGTGGAGGAGTGCCCAGCATGGGCACGGCCGACCATTGAAAAGCTCGTGCAGAAAGGCTATCTACAGGGCGACGAGGACGGAAACCTCGAGCTTTCCTTTGATCTAATGCGCAATCTGGTCATTAACGACCGAGCGCATTTATATGGCTGAATAGAGGTGCAACATGGCAGGACGTGCAAAGGTGCCGGAAGAACTGGAACGGCTGACGAAGAGCCAGCGGTTGACCGTGATAGACGAGGCCGCGCTGGGTTTCGAGAATACGGTCATAGCCCGCAGGACGCTGATAGACCACTACCCGCAGGCAGACATTGCCGCTGAAATCGGGTACGACAGGTCCGTTGTTTCGCGGCGCTCCAGGGATATCTTTGCACGCCTGATCGACGTTGCCCGAATACTGCATATGGCTTAGCCCCGTGGGAGAACCCACGGGGTTTGCTTTTGCACACAAGCGCACACAAACGCCACACAAGCGCACACATCAAATCACGGTTTGTCCTACAATTAAATCATGGAGAACGGAAAAACGCTCGGTTCACGTCGCCGAGCGCCGTTTTCCAAAGAGAGGACGTGATTGGAATGGGAGCTTACGAGCAGCGCCTTGAGTTGCTTGGATATGCGCCGGAATGTGCAAGGCGCATTGTAGACGATTTTACTTCCACGGGGAAGCTCAAGGATTTAGCGGATTATATCAACTATAAAGAGAGCGAAAAACGCTCCATCAGTGAGCATGTGACGGAGGTGCTGGGGTAATGGCGTATCCTTATCAAACATATCTGCCCAATCAGGGAATGCAGCAGATGCCATACCAGCAGCCGATGATGCAGCAGCCCATGCCGCAGCAGCCTCCGGCACCGATCGTCCGGCCGGTAGCTTCGCTGGATGAAGCAAGAGCAGTACAGACGGATTTCGGCGGGGCGCTGACGATCATGCCGGATATTTCGCACGGATTCGTTTATACAAAGCAGCTTAATTTCCAGACGGGCAGTGCAGATTTCGCAGCCTACCAGCGCGTGCAGGATCAGGCGGCTCCGCAGCAGGACATTAACCTTTCGGAATATGTGAAGAAGTCTGACTTTGACGAACTTGCACAGCGGTTTAATGCGCTTTGCGAACAGTTAGGAGGTGCGCCGAATGAACATGGCACAGATGCTCATGCAGGGGTTGACGGCAAATAACCCGATGGTCGCCCAGATCATGCAGATGAAAAACAGCGGCATGACCCCGCAACAGGCGCTACAGCAGATGGCGCAGAGCAATCCGCAGATGCGGCAGATCATGCAGGGCGGCAATCCCCAGCAGGCGGCAATGAACATGCTGAAAGAAGCGGGTCTGGACCCGCAGCAGTTCATGCGGCAGGCAAACCAACTTTTCAAATAAGGCAGAGATACTTCTGAAAATCTATCTCTTTTTCGGTTTACTCGGTTCCTGATAAAAAACCGCTTCCCATTGAACATCAGGGGAGCGCGCGGCCCCGATGTAAATACACGAAAAGGAGAAAATTTAATATGGATAACGATTTCGCAACCGGCTATGCACTCGGTTCGGACAGCGGTAACAACAACTGCGGAAACGGCATGTGGGGCGGTGATGGCTGGTGGGCCATTATCCTCTTTGCTATGATTTTCGGCTGGGGCCGCGGCGGCTTTGGCTTCGGCGGCTTCGGCGGCGGCGCGTCCACTGATCCTGGCCTGCAAGGCATTGCGACCCGCGCTGATGTAAACGAGGCGATTGCATTCAATGGCCTTGAGCGCGGCATTTCTGCAATCCAGCAGGGCATCTGCGATTCCGCCTATGCATTGAACAACGCGGTTACCGGCGGCTTTAACAGCACCAATGTTGCAATGCTGCAGGGCTTTAACGGTGTGGACAAGTCCCTGTGCCAGCTCGGCTACAACCTGCAGGACTGCTGCTGCCAGACCCAGAACGCGATCCAAGGCGTGCGCTATGACATGGCGACGCAGGCTTGCGACACCCGCAACACGATCCAGAACTCGACCCGTGACATCATCGACAACCAGAACGCGAACTATCGCGGCCTGATGGACTTCATGGTACAGTCCAAGATCGATTCGCTGCAGTCCGAGAATCAGGCGCTCAAGCTGGCGGCTTCGCAGGCCAACCAGAACAGCTACCTGACCGCAACGCTGGACGCGCAGACCAATGAGCTGATCCGCCGCATCAACCCGATGCCGGTACCGGCTTATCAGGTCCCCGCGCCGTATCCGTTCTGCGGCTCCGGCTATAGCTGTGGCTGCTGATCTCCGGCATTCGCCGTGATAACTTCGGGCGGCGGGCAATAGTCTGCCGCCCTTGATTTTCAGGAGGTAAAATTATGTCTTGCAAACCTGTATGTAAGCTGTGTCCCAATCTGGTGATCTCGCAGGCGGTGACGTTCACGGGCGGCAATCTGGAGATCAATCTTCCGGCCGGAAGTTACAACGACTGTGAAAAATACTGCATCGTTGTAGCGCAGGCAATCCCCGACACGGCCACGATCAATGCGCCGGTGTATATCACTATCGGCACGGGTGCGACGCTGTATCCGCTGACTAAGCGCAACTGTGCGCAGGTGACGGCCTGCGGCATCCGCACCCGCACGCGGTATTCGACCTGTGTTTCCACGTCTGCGACCGGCGGCTCGTTCCGGATGCTCGGCAATCCCTGCTGCGCACCCAGCAACAACCTTGCCAGCATTGACGGCGGCGCGGCTCCCGCGCCCGCGACCAGAGGGGCGGTGAGCAAATGACGCGCACCGCAAAGATGATGATGCTTTCCGGCCGTGGCCGCCGCAGGATCGGCGTAGAATACGAGGATTACCCGCGCGATTACGTGGAGGATAAATTCCGCGACCGTCGCGGCCGCGAACATTACGACGACGGCCGTTTCGCCCCGCGCTCCGAAATGATGGAGCCGTATGACCGTGGATACCGCCGGTACTCTGACGGACGGTTTGCGCCGAGAAGTGAGTACGATATGCAGGATCGGTATGGCGTACAGGATCGCTATATCCCGCCGGTTTATCACTATCCTATGTATAGGGAGGATTATGACATGCAGCCGATTGGGTTTCGTGACCGAGATTATGGCAGTATGCATGAAACTCCGTATGTAGGAGATTCGCTGCGTGGAAGCAGCGAGCGCATGATGGGCCATGCACAAATGATGCGCGGCGTTGGGAAGATGGACCGCCAGACCGCAGAGGATTGGACGCGGCGCATGAAGAATGAGGACGGGACAACCGGCGCTCATTGGACGATGGAGCAGGCAGAACAGGTCATGCGTCAGCATGGTATCCAATGCGAGCCTGCCGAGTTTTACGCCGCGCTTAACATGCTCTACTCGGATTTCTGCGAGGTATTCAAGAAGCATGGCGTAAACAAGATCGACTTCTATGCCGATATGGCGAAGGCATGGCTTGATGATAAGGATGCGGTAAGCGATAAGCTCTCTGCATATTACGAGTATATCGTGAAACATTGACTATGTTATGCTATTAAAAAGGGGGCTTCGGCCTCCTTTTTAATGTTGCACTTAATGTTGCACCAATGTCATATAAGCCGCATAATACCTATATACAAATGCTGTATGCACGGCAGACATATTTGATATTATTCGATTTTTCAAATACGAAAAAATAATCCCGATAAACAAGAGATTTTTCTTGAATTTCGGGATTATTCAATTATTTTGTGCCTGTTTTTGTTTCAAAGTTACGATTGCGAATAAGAATGAATTTCCCGTTTTTGACCGCAAATTTCCCTTTTATTGTTGCACCTGTTGTTGCACCTATTTTCGCGATTTTATCCGCTGCGGATGCAAGTGTGTCCTCCCTCATGTGGGTGTATATTTTTGATGTCATTAGGATGTTGCTATGCCCCATCAGATATTTGGCTACGTTGATCGGTACACCCGCCGCCTCTAAATCGGTGCAATATGTATGCCGAAGATCATACATATCAATATTCACACCAGCGGCAGCTTTGAATTTATGCCATGCATATAGCATGCCGGAATATGTATACCCTTCACCTCTCGGCGGCGCGATAATTCGTTTGTCTATATCATCAGGGATAGACAATGAATCCCACAGAGCTGGCGGTATGGGAACGTTTCGAGTGCCAGCTTCGGTTTTCGTTTCTGCGATATCTCCACTCTTTTTTTGCGCGCGGCGTACCATAATACGTCTGTTTATCTGGTCAATATCAGACCACTTCAGCGCAACAGCTTCCTGCGGTCGCAGGCCGCACATTAGGAGAATTTTCACCGCCAGACCAAATGGGTGCGTTTTTGCGGTTTCGAGAATTTTGTGTCGCTCCTCTGGCGTTATAGATCGATGCGTTCCGCTTTTCGTTTTTGGCTCTTTTACGGCCTCGGACGGGTCGCGCCGGATGATTTCATCCTTTACTGCTTGACGGAATATACCATGGATTATAACGAGCAACTTACTACAATAAGACTTTGATTTATCCGCGTGAGCGTTCATTATTTCTTGCAAATGGGTGGGTTTTATATTTTTCATCTTTAGCGGCCCAATCGCCGGAATGATAATGTCATTGATTCGATGCACATATTCGCTGTACACGGGCTTGGACACTGTTGTTCTCTTGTAAGTCTTCACCCAGCGAGTAGCGTATTCTGTGACAGTGGTGTTTTCATCGAGCTTTGGAATGCCTTCCTCTCGGGCGGCGAGAGCCTTGGCAGCCTTTTTGTCAGCTTCCCTTTGACTAATAGACGAACGGACGTAGTAACGTTTCCCATCAAACGTATAGGTCGCTGTATACAATTTCTTTTTTGCCATAAAAAATACCCCTTTCTTACCGTAAAAAAGTATGGTAAAATAGAGGTACAGATTGACCGGTCAAGATTGATCTGTACTTCTTTATCCCGTCCCTGTGTGGTAGCGCAGGGGCGGGATTTTTATATATTCTTATCTGTTTTCTCCCAAAGCCCCGTTTTCCAGTTTCGCCCGACCTCATGCGCCACCCAATCGGCAGCGCCGCATTTTCCGCAAGGCTTGGAGTAGTCGTATTTGAATGAGCAGGTAGCTTTATCATACCCGAGAGTATGGCAGGGCGTTCCGCATTTGGAGCATATTACGATCATGCGTGGTTCGGTCATGAATTATATACCGTTATTACTTTAACGGGAATCCGGCCTTGTCCGTGAACGAACCGATTAAGATTATAATAAGATCGACCAAAGCTCCAAATCCAAATAAGCCAAGGGTTAATAAGTATAGAACGCCAGTTCCGATTTTTCCAACATAGAAGCGATGAGCGCCAATGCACCCAAGAAACAGGCAGAGAAAAAATGCGACCCATTTATTTTTATATGTATAACCGAAATCATTAATGTTTGTATTGGTGTTATTAACATAAATGTTTGGATTGTAATTGGACTGTGAATTATTTTGTGTTGGAGCGCCGCAGGATGGGCAGAATTTTGCGCCATCTTCCATTTGAGATCCACATTTTTGACAATACATAAATTTATCCCCCTTTTTAACTATTCTAACCCAATTTGGGCTTTAGCTACCACTTTTCCTCCCTGGAAAGTAATATTGCAGTTTGCTCCAAGTGAACCGTTTCCATCCCAAGAATATATTTCAGTATGATATTGTTCATCTCCAATTGTGACAGATGATAAGTTTTCTCCATCAGACCCAAATATATCTATAACTTCTGAATATGTCATTCCGTTTTGAATTGAATTATATTCAGATAAAGTAACCAATCCATCATCTTTAATGTTCGACGAAAATGGGGAAAACGAAGTCCATAATAACCATATAATCATTATAAAAAGGAAAATAGATATGCACAGCGCAACAATTCTAAATAGTGGCGGTAAAGACTTCTTTGATATAGGAAGTCCTGCCTCGATTTGCTTTTGCATTCTTCCCGCGTCAAGAATGCTATATGGTTTGGGCGGCACGGATGAAAACATATAATTTACAATATTATTGATTTCTTCTGGAGAATAACTAGTGAGATTTCTAAAAAAATTCTTTACAGCCGTTTTGTTCCTGTAAACCCCTCGCACGACCGCAAGATCAATTTCATCCCCATCATTATCATAATAGATGTGACGTGCCGAACCGGAAGATGCGTATTTTGATGCGGGATGGCCGCAATTCGGACAATTAGCCCCGTCAAATTGGGTGCCACAATTGATGCAAAACATATATATCCCCCATTCCTTTATTTAGCAATCCATTCTGGCTTTAGTACGCCGATTACTTTGCCGATGCATTTTGTATCTTCTTCAATTGCAATATCATCGTATTCATCATTTAAGCTTTCGAGATAATCACCGCGAAATACTTTGACAAACCGCTCGCCCTGGTGAATGAATATTCCAATCTCTCCGATTTCGACTGCGGGCTGGGAACGAACAAGTAGCATATCACCGTCATGCATATCCGGCTCCATAGAATCTCCGTGAACACGTAAGGCATAGTCGGCTTTAGATGTCCAGACGTTTCGCAGAACGGGAACACGCTCGACGGATTCATCATCTGCAAATTCACCGGTACCCGCAGATGCAGGCTGAATAGGCGAAGGCAGATAGATGATATTATAATCTGAAAGC